AGAAACTTCACTTCAGTTAATCTCAGGTCTGAGAGGCCCCCCAAATCCAGGCAAGTCAAATCGTCAGGGGTAACGACAAGACCAAACCGTCTAAGTTAGAATGCAGTGCGGGCTAACACCATTCCAACCGACGGGGTTGCGCATTTAGCGCACAGGACAAACCATACACAACTTATTGACAACGTCGAACCATTCCGAATCCACATGTACTGGTTCGAATAAAGGGCGTTCACGGACGTAAATCAATGGAACATCGTTGCGTAATTGAGGACATAAAGAATCATCTCGTTCGACAGTGTAATCATCATAAAAGTCAATGTTTGATTGAGGAGTAATTAGATCCATGCAAGGAACATCAAAATCAAAAGGTTCACCAGTGTTCTCAAGATTATCGAAATACTTCTCAATATGTAATTGAGTGCAAATTGGTATTCCGAAGTTATCTTCAACAATTAATCTGGATTCCATTCCAATTTCAAAACCACTTTCATAGCCTACAGGTTTCACTTCTTCTTCATACCACTGAGCGGCTTTCTCAATAAGATCAAACTTATAAGGATCATCGATGTACATTAAAATCAAAGCACGTTTTACAGAAACATGTTGGGTGCAACGCAAGATGCAACGAGCGTATGAACTAACAATAGGACAATGTCCGAATTCATACAACAAACTCATCGCACGAGCACGAGCCAACGATTTCTTCACACCCACTTTTGAATTGGCGTACTTCGGTTTTAAGATTCCCTTACTAAGTTGTTTGAGAGGGTCACAAAGAGTATGCAAATCAAACTCTGAATAGTACTTGCTAAGAAAACCACTTCCAGCCACGCTGGGTTGTTTAGCAAGCTTCAGCTTGACACCGTAACGTTCTAAATAATTAGTGTCTGTATATTTAGAATAATCAATCCAAGGCAATAAAGGCACGCCAAACAAACTATCGTCACCAGCAACAAAAATAGTAAAGATCCAACCGCGCTCAGGAACAACCACACCTTGGAACCATGCCCTGGCTCCAGTAGTGTGAAAAAATCCAGTTCCATAAACTAGGCCTTCACATTCACAAATAAATGTTAAATAGATTTGATTCAGAATAGTGTTTGTTATGGTGGTCCAAGTTTCCCCACTCATAACTTTAGAATCGACATTTACAGTTACGTAACAATTAACTATAGTATTAGTGCCTGTCAAGAGTTCAAAATCCAACTTCAAGTCGGTATTCCAATCAAGATTGAACATAGCATGAATCACCCTTTCCGGCACGTTGTGAAAAACCCAAGGATAATTATGTGATTCCATAGTGCTAAAATCACCACTGAAAATCAATTGGTAAATAGCTAAAATGGACATAATATACTTAGGTAAATCACGAACGGCAAGATTAGTAACAAGCGAATCAAGCTTTAAGTAAAGCACTTTCTGTACTAATTTACTATAAGGACCAAAGAACACTTTGAATTCATCCTTCCTAGCAAAAATTCCACGAACGAATTTCTTTTCTCCATGGTAAGACTCCCACTTTACGTGCATCTCCACCTGTCCCCACAAAAATAACAAAAGGCTGCTCTCGGCATCGTCAGTGTTAAAATCAAAGTTGTCTAAAAACCCAACCTCTTTTCTAATTTCTCGCAACTGCCTCAAACGAGCAGGGTTGTATCGCAGAGTCTTTTCATACTCTTCCCAATTCAACATCCTTTCCACTTCACCAGCAAGCAATAATGAAATACTCCCTTTTAGGTCATAATATTCGATCCAATGGTTCACAAAATAAGGCAAACACATCTTGACAAAATCATCAGGTTCCGGTACAGCAGAACCAATTCTTTTGATCATTCCCTCTCGAATATTGTCGGAATCATTTGTATCAGGAATAGGAGCCAAATTCCCTTTACAACCGTAATTCGTGATACCAACTATCTTTCGAACTACTCTATCGGATTCCTTTATTTTAGTAAAGTCTTCAATTTCACAATCTCTAGGCACAAACTTGAAATTCCGAACAACTTTTCCAGGAGCCGTCATGTCCCTAACCTCCGCTGTCCTATACCCTGCGATATTTCGACCAGCACCATACATTTTTCGTGAAGTTGCTGGTTTATTTTTCGAAGGTGTAATCAGATTCGCGTACTTATCATAACCTGAAGGAAGGTCATCAATAAGTTGTAGAGCGTTTCGTTTCTCGACAACACTAAAAGCAATACATTTAGCAGCTTCAATCGAGTTCTCTTGGATGTTAACTCCGTTGAACAAAGGAAAATGATCAATTTTGAATTTAGATATCACAGAAGGAGCACTCGTGTCAACTCTAGCTTTTGCTGATTCAAAGTCATAACAACCTGACAAGATCTTAGGTGAAGTTAATTCACGCATGATGTCAAAAGAAAAAACAAAACGGGATTTGACAGGCCGAGCACCAAGCGACATACAACCCAAGAACATCAATTTTTCAAAATCAGTCAACTCAGCAAAAGAAACTAGTTCCCTGTAAATTTCTGGATTTTTAAGGCCATTATTTTTAAGTCTAGGAAACAAGAACTTCTTCAATTGCGTCGTCAATTGATTTAAAGTCAACAAGAATTCTGCAGTGGTTTCAATCTTTGATTCAACATATTCAATCTTCTCTCCAACAAACAGTCTATGAGTGTCGTGTAATTGATTAACAGGACGAGAGTAATCGTATGTTTGATCAGCAACTTGTTCAGCAAGAAATTCCCACTTAAGAGAATCAGAGATCCGTTTGAAACCACAAGATGAACCCAAGTATTTTTCAAACAACATGGGGTTCAAATGAAAAGAACTTTCAGCAGTGGCACTTCTAACAGCCTCAACAACAAGTATGAAGAAATCAACCCCTTCAGGAGCGGCAAAACTAGCTCGTAAAAGATCAACCCGAGATCGGAAATTAGCCAAGCAAATATCTCCTCTGTGTATTAATTCAAAATACTTCCTACACAAAACTGAAGACCACATCATAGAAGCAGTAGAGCCACCGAACAGCGCAGCGAACAACGTAACCAAGCCACTGGCAGATTCATCCGCGCTAGAAAAATTCAAGGACTGAACTTTGATGTTCCATTCAACTCGTCCGCTGATTCCTTGAAGCTCATGGTCTTCTTCAGATTCGGTGGAGGATTCGGATGGATCGTCTTTAGGAACAATAGTAGGAGGCGGAACAGGACTACCGCCAACAGGAGGAGAACCACCACCACCAGGAGGAATCACAGTTGGGTCAATCGGAGTTTTAGGTCCAATTGGGCTAACAGGTTTCCAAGTAGGAATGGATGGGGTGTGTTCTTTGCAGATCAAAGGACTAGTTTCAATCTCAGTGCTATCATCAGAATCAAAACTTGTAACGGCAGAAAGGGGGTCGACAAAAGTAATCTCAGAATCTGAACTAGTGTCTTCATCCGACTCAGACGTTTTAACTTCTGAACTAGATTCAGACCGCTCAGACTTCGTCTCCAGAAAAGAAAACGTAGTATCACGATCGGTTAAGGTTATGATAATCTCCTCAAGACCAAGGAGTTTGCTAACCTCATTCCCAACAACATCACAAATTTTAGAATTAGCACCGGGAAATTCAGAACGGCAAAATTTCTGCAAATCACTTAAATAACTTCTCTCATACAACAAATACCTGTAATAAGAGGAGTCACCAAAAGACTTCAATTGACCAGAGCAATCAGTCGCAGAAACAAAACACACTTTTATCAAACTAGCGTTTCGTTTGTGCTCGTGAAATACCCAGACGGAGTCAGAAATTGCATTGACCTGTTGTGATTTCCCAATCCTCAAAATTTCTTTTGATTTTAAAGGGGCTTCACGAACCAGGTAAGCAAAATAATTCTTCGTTGCTGGAAAGCGCAGACCAATGGCCTCCAACATGTCATTTTGAGTAGCGTCATGTTTCACAGAAAATTTTTGCATTGAATTCCCTTTCCTGACAGTAAATTGAACCATACCATCAGGAATCATCGTTTTCAGTTTCTCTTCAAAGATTGCACCTGGACTAACCGCAATACATTGTCCCAACTTAGTTCCTTCCGGAACATCTAGCAAATCGAAGGAACAATCCGGCATACTACGGGAAGTATCAATATCAGGAAAACTGAATGGCAAACAAGATAAGCATCGGGGAGCACCTCCAAATTCATCAGTAAAGTCCAAAGGCGCACCTAACTCACAAGTATTAGTGATGTTAATACTAGTGACGAGATTAAAATGTCCAGGGCGGTGGAAAATGATGCCTGAATAGACATCATCCCCCGACAAAGAGCCCCCGTAGTTTTCACCCCAGTATGCCAAGTAGAGTTTGTGATTGAACCCAATGCGTTCTTCTTCAGTGGTACCAACAATAATAACCTTCATCCCTAGTTCTGCGACGATCTCTGGAACAAAATCATCACAAGGGAGCACAGGTACAGTCGTTTTATTGCGAGTACTCAAGTATTCGGCGTAAGCTAAGTAATCTTGATTTCCATCACGTAAGAGCCTTCTACCCATGGTAACGAGTGCATTATTGAACTGCACTAAAGCATTGTTATATGCTTTTTCACTACCACATCTAGTTTGACCTAGATAGAGAGAAAATAGACAATCGAACAAGCAAGTATTATCCCCATGCTGTATTTCTATTCTTTCCCCAGACTTCAAACACAATTCATAGATCGGACGGAAAATCTGTAACTTCTTGGTCTTCTTGTTAAAAATAGAAAACCGAGGATCGCGTGTGTTGAAATTCAACCCAGAACCGCCGACCCCATTACCTCGAATTCTTGAAGATGACTTAGCCAAAACTCTTTGTAATCGCTGTTTCGGTAAGTCAACCTTTTCCTTGCGGACGAATCGTTTTTCAGGTTCCAAAGCTGCAGCTGCAGTTGCCAAAGCTCGCCCAGTATTATCGGCAGGCTTTGCTTTGGGAGCACCCCTTGATCTACCACCCCCATAAAACTTGGGTCTAGACCTCCTCCTACGAAACAAGAAGGGAACAAAGTAGAGTTGCCATGGTAAAGGTAAAGTAATCAAAAGAACGAAAACTAAACAATTAACTCCCACGTACAATGCCGAAAGCATTAAAAACATTGACATGAGAAGCACTACTCCACGAAAGAGACGGGAATACAAATCAAATAGGCAAGGAACTACCTTAGAAGTGTAAGAACCACCGGCTCGTTTAATTCTTCTGCGTGAACTAAGAACGCTAGGGAAAATCGGGTGACCATGAAACATCAAAGCAAAGATGAATTTTTGATCCTGAGTCCAGCGATGGTACTTCTCAAGAAACCGGTCGATCTTGGCTTGAGAATACTGTGGATTAGGACAACGGTCAAGAGAATTATGGGTGGCCACAATGTTTTGAACAGTCCGCCGTAAAGGTGAACTAGGAAACAATTGTGAACGAAAGGTTTCTTGATAGTACTGGTTCTTGAAAACGAATTCAAATACACCATTGTGATCAGTGAAACCCTCACCCAACTTTCTCAGCTCCTCGAGTTGGCCACATGTTATTCCGTGATTGACTAGATCATATTTATGTCCCTCCGACATTTTTAAGACTAGATCCTCAGTCAAACCAGAATAATAATTGTGCACTTTTACTTGTGTGGCATCCAAGTTAAAGTTGTAGTAAGTGAATGGTTCAGTACAAGATTGACGAATGACCATAGGTTGACATTGGTCCAAAAGATCTTGGAGTTTTGTCTCTATCACATCATCAATATGAATTTGGGAAAGCCAATCGTAAAACCACTCTAGATTTTTATGTCTAAGAGATAATTCTAGGTTGTCAAGGACTTCCTCCCATTTCACTTCTACAGGCAAAAGGTCTTGCTCTTCAAGTTCGGATTCAGACGAATCTGAATTGTCAATAAACCCTTGAATTACTGGTTCATTTGACTCCCAACTAAGTAGATCAACATTTTGTTCAACAATACGAATCGATTCTACAAAATCGACAAGCCCGCCTTTCTGGAGGTTAGGGGTTCCGGGAAAATTAAAACTTTCGGTAATCATTTGGTGTCCTTTCGAACTTTAAGCTCTTCGCGCTGATTAGACGATACGAGCCGAGCCATACTACTTTCACTGGGGCTTCCAAGTCAAGCAAGGTTACTAGTAGCTAAGACGATGTTGTTTGTTTCCTAAAAATAGGAGACCCGCACAGGTAGCTAGCGGGCATTAACTGTAAGTCTGAAACGCAGGTCGGGTATCAGCCGACAGTGCAGTGTTGTATATTGTCTTCGAGCAGATTTCCGCCCACAGTAAAATCTCTAAATAAATAGTCTTCCACCAATTCTACCCGTGTGTCCGCCATAAGGCATCATTATTTTGGGATTGGGAATTGGATTCCGAAATAGCCATCAGTCAAGTTGTAGCTCAAACATCAGTCCATCAGATCAAGTGATCGGAGAAATTAAATACAAAATATAGATTGAAAAAGAAAAGATAAAAGAAATACTCTTCCGACTCAATACAACAGCGCACAAGCCTCATAGGGATACTATTATTCACCCATATGGACCAAGGATCCCGGTTCACCGGTATACTCAAAATTATCATACCTCACGGTTTAGGCTTACCCAAATTTAATCGGAAAGGAACTCTCAGTGACGCCACTCACCCATTCTCGGACCGAACCCTCCCCTACGAATAGCAGGTTCATGATAATTTCAATTGAACTAATAAAGCTGAGGACAACTCTCTTGGTTATATA